GAAGTGGAACGCACTGTTCCATTAAATGTTGTATTAGCCATGTAAATCTCCTTATCTTGGCAAATGTCAGCCGCACCATGCAGCTGTTAAGGTATGAAGGAGGGCGAACCCTCCTCCAAATTATTTTGTTACGCGCCTTGAGAACCAAAAACGCCACGCCAGTCAGTCCAACCGAAAGAATATCTTTCGCGAACTTTATAACGAACATTTCCAGTTTCGAAGTCGCCTTCCATGCCTTTTTTCATAGGCGATCTTTGGAACTGCTTCAGTCCGTCTGGGACATCAGTAGTTACAAACCACCCATCACTATCTGTCAACCTACGCATAACGTGCGAACCTCCAGGAAGGTATCCGTTATTTTTAATTGCGTTGATCGCATTATTAGCCGTATCGTTCTGAAGGCTTGATTGTAGGATGCGATCTGCAACGAAAGTATAAGCAGTTGGGATTACCAACGTCTTACCTTGTGCTGCAATTCTAAGCCCACGATCATCTTTCATATCAGCGATATTGATAAGAATGGATTCAAGTGAAGTTTCAGACAAATCAGCCGCTGTACCTAAAACATTAGACTGAATACCAGCGCGAGTTGGGTGTGATGCACTTAAAAGTACAATCCCGTCACCGCCTGTGTATCCTGCCGTTTGTGAAAAGTTAAGGACGTTAGCTGCTTTTAACTCCTTGGTAGAAGCCATAGATCTGGCCAATGCCTTGGTGTAGCGTGAAGCAATCGAGCCATACTGGCCATCTTCTTCAGCTTCTTCCGTAATAGCGAAAGCCAAAGCAATTGTTTCGTGCTGGTAGCGTGCTGTCCAACCTTGGGAAGCATCATCGTATGATATTGAACTACCCTCATTTTTGGTAGGTGCATTTCCGAAACCTTGCAATAACACATCTTCTTCAAATGCTTTACTACTTGTGTTGCTGGAAAAAACCCCCGTCCACTCTGGCGGATAGCTGTCGTACTCAATCCCGAATAGGGTATTAAGTCCTGGTTCAAGCATTTTAGCAAAACTTGCTCTATTCATAGCCATTTTCTATACCCTTTCTATATGCCTGCGCCATCTTTTAGAAGGTGCTCATTAATTATGACCTCCATGACAGCATTCGCACCAAAAGCATTTTCTGGTGCATCGTAAAGAGCCATGATCTTACAGGAAGCTGTACCTGCGGCCATAGTTCCACTAATTTCAAATCCAGATTGACCTGTTGTGGTCGAACCTGCGCCAGCCACGACATCGGCATTATTACCAATGTTAGTCTGTGCAGGAGTTCCTGCGGATTGAACTTTGAATACAGTGTACGGATCGTCATAGATATAAATAATTATATCTGTGGCGGCTGTGCCTGAAGGCCAGTAGTCACTGTAAACGTATGAGCCATCACTTGCTGTGTAACTTACACCATTAAACACACCGATGTTATTAACTTCGGTTGCTGTGTGTGGAGTAATAAGCCCTGTAGAAATAATTATACAAAGGTCACCTTTGAAGATGTTCTCTGCTAATTCACTTGCACAAGTGTACTTATTAGTCCGTGGTGCGTTACCGCTCATGTGGCGAGTCGGGACAAACCCGAATGCGGCATCTGCATTAGCCATATTTTCGCTCCTTTAGCGTTAAGTTTTAATCATCCATAGCAGACAGTTGTCTGCCACGGCTCGGAGTAGACTTCCTCTCTTGAAAGATCGGTTGTCCGTTGTTTCGTCCTAACACATCAAGCTCTCCTGCAACTGATTCGTTTTGCTCATTGTTCCTGCCTTCGTAATAATCTTTTTGAGATTGTCTTACTTCAACAGGCATTTCGCAAAGCAACATACCTTCAATTCCAATTGAACCTGCCCACTGGCCGTGATTGATAGTCGGAAACAACTTGTCATTCTTAACGGTGTCTGCGGGGCGTGGTTGCCATCCTTCACGCATACGTTTGTATACATTATCTGGCGTTTCCCTACCCTGAATCGAAGTAGCTATCCATCGTTGAACATATCCTGGACGAGCTTTTGGAGCATCCAACAATGATGGTGGTGACCAAGAAGTATCAGGGCGATCTTGCCCTTCACGCTTGGAGTTTACAGTTTCGCTTGCACGAACGTTTCTTGACTCAGTCATAATTTAGCTCCTTTTCGCTTTTCTGATTTCGGACTCATATATTTTAAGACCTTCCTCTGTGTTAATTCCAAGCTCTCTAGCCATACTAAGTTCATCTTTCGTAACGCGAACTCTGTTGCTGTCTTTGTAATTAGGAGAGCCGCCTGTAGTTGGCGCAACGGGAGTTCTACTTTTTACTCTCGGTTTACTAGGACTTGTATTTGATATTAGGCCAGGAAATGTTTGAAGTAAACGATTATTTAATTCATCGAAATATTCTTTTGTATTCATGTCATGGCCTTCGTTCTCTAGTGCGGCATCAATTAGCCTTGCAGCCTTTGTTTCTTTCTCATATCCCTCGACTTCAAACCAAGTTTCATTTTGTTTCCACCAAGCCATTGCTTGTGGTGGAGTTGGTGCTGGTTGCCGTGGTTGAGGTCTTGCTTGCTGTGGCGGTCTTGCTTGCTGATTATTTTTTTGATATTCTGCGACGCGAGCTATTGCAGCTAAATTGGCTAATTTTTCATTTTGCGCGACTACAGCTTCAGTGTCTCCTTCTTCAATAGCATTGTGAAGATCTATTTTAGTTTGAGAGTAAACCTGATTAAAATTTGCTTGGTCGCTCTTTACAGAGTCTTGCTCTAAACGTGCGAGCCTAGCCTCTAATTGAGAATTGCGTTCAATTGCTATCTTTAAATCATCTTCTCTTCTATTTCTGTCAGCAACTAATTTCTTAATTCTTTTCTCAACTGCTGGTGACCTTTTTCCTTTAGGGTCTTCTGGGGCAGCTGCAGCCTCTTCTTCGACAATATCATCGACCTCCTCCTGAGGGTCGTTTGTTATTTCAATTTCAAATTCTTCAGAACTGCCTTGTGCTTTTTTAATTTCTTCTTCAATTTCTTCGATTGCATTTTCATTACTCATGGTTGCGACCTCCAAGTCTACGCTAGATATGCGGAGATTTTAGCACCTTCAGGGATGATCGATGTTAATTCATCGTCATTCAGCAGAAGGAACTTAACTCCATTGATTACAATTTTCTGACCGGCATACTTTCCATATGTCACACGATCATTAACTTTTGGACTTAACGTCTTCCAAGCTTCTCCCGTGTCACGATCTTTATATGCTAAGTCACCCACAGCTGCAATTCTGCCATGAGCAGTCAGATACTCTTCGTTGTCTTTTGAAATAGGGGCGAGAAATAAACCGCCCTTTGTTTTCATATTTACTTGATTTGGTTGAATTAGAATTTTCCAATTTAATGGTTTTGGAAGTTCTTTTATAGTTACTGAGCTCTCTGATTCCTCGTCTTTCCAGACGGCAATCGATACATCATGTTGATGAGACATGTTATTCATCCTCTTCGTTAAAGTTTTTTAATGTTTTATCGATGATATCAGAAGATCTTTGTAAACCTTCCGCAACACCAACGTCTCTTTGGTATGATTCAAAATCAGTTTCCCGACCTAAAACCATTTTCTCAGCTATCTCTAGCCGCTCTTTCTCCAGATTGTCTTTTATCTTCTGAAGCAGATCTGTTACCGTCATCCTTTACCTTTCCAGACATAGAAACGCCTTTGACGTATACTGTTACATCTTTAGTCATTTAGTAACCTTTCTTTTTTCCGCCTTTTTTCTTTCCGCCTTTTTTCACTTTAATCTCCTTTTTGTTTCTGGGCTTCATTAACTTCCCAAAGGATGCCCTATTCAACGCCATTGGGAATCTCGCTTAATGCTCCAGAGACACCTACTGCCGCTGGAACTGCTAAAAATTTTTTTATTATATCTTTAAGAGCACCTCTGTCATTTGGGTGGGCAAAGACAGAGTCTGAAACCCTTTGTTGCTGTCTTAAACGAGTATTTGGGCTTACGTCTGTTAAAAGTTTTTCTTTTCTTATGGTTCCGTCAAAGGTGACATTGTCAGGGATAAACCTTATTAAACTTTTGTCTCTTCCTAAATGCTCTAAAGCTCTATTAAAGTGTCTCCCGTCATGCCCAACTATTTGTATTGAGCCATCGCCATCTCTTACATATTGCAAGTAAGGCATGCCACGAGTTCTAGGTATGTTATTTTCAATATCATCCACTTTTCTAAGAACTTCTTCATTTACCATCTCTGTAATTTTAGGATCTTTAAAATCTAGATCAGCTGCAAGATTTCTAAAATCTTTAGGTATCATAATTCCGAGGTTTCCGAATCCTTCTGATACCTCTTGTATGGAGCTATATAATTGCCCAGCATCGTAAAGGTCAAATGCGTCTGGGTTTTCTATATCTAAATTTTTTAGCGTTTTTAAAAATGCTGGGTCTAATTGGCCAACTCCAAAATTTAATTTGCTGGCCACAGACGATATCCATCTAAATGCCACATCGCTAAGTTCAGAAATGATTTTACCTTTGTAACTCATTTATCACCTAATTTTAAATATTTTCGGATTCCCTCTTTATTAAGCCCATAATCATCTTGTAAAGATTTAATTAAATTATAAGCTCCACCGCTGCCTGAATCGAGGTCATCAAATTCTATCACCCCATCAAGATAATCATCTATTTCACTAAGCATACCTTCGTACAATTCTTCTTCATCTAAATAAGCATTAGGGTTCATCATTGGTTCTTTCTTAAGAGACCAAACAACTTCATCATTTAATAAATCAAATTTGTCTATATTATCAGGATCTATCCCTAATTTTTCTAAAGTCTCTCTGTCAAAACCTATTTCATCAATTATTTCTTTTGCCTCTGCGTTATCAAACATGTCAATATTTTCTCTAAACCCAGTTTCTATTGCATCGTCAGTCTGCCTAATTAATGCAGGAATTTGATATAATGATTTAGGCAATGGCAATATTTTTTTAATCACTGGTACAACCTCGTTTATTTTCCCAATAGGAAGTTGGCTTAAGATACCAGAGCTCGCAACGATCGGTGCAGCCAAACCGCCTTGCATTAGTTTTCTTTTAGTTTCGTCAACTGGTGCAGCTTTGTTAGCTTTGTTAGCAATAATTTTTATTAATTTTTTTACATATGGTGAAGCGAGTTTAAATCCAGGAGCCATCTCTAATGCAGAGAAAGCTAAGTCTGCAATTCCTGAAACATAATCGCCTTGTTTTAAAGATCTCGCACCTTCTTGTATTACTGCCGGTAAAGCTGCAGGTGTTAAATCTACAAGACCAATATTGTCTATTATATTATCAGCTCTCATATCGCCAATCAAAGTATTTACTCCGCGTCTGTCTATTCCTAAATTAAAAAGAGCACCTCTGGCTTTATCTCTTATTGTTTCTCCGCCATACCTACTTGATTCAGGGACATTTCCTATAAACTGAGCCTTACTTGCAGCTAATGCACCTTTTTCAATAGCTTCTGCCACTAAACTTGTCCACCTGATAATACGCGAGCTAAAATTCTAAGAGTCTCTACAAAGCCTTTATCTAATTCTTTTGCTGCTTGGGCAAATTTCCTTGGGCTTACATCTTCATTATCTAAACCTCTGCGCTTTAGAAAACTTTTTGCTGCTCTGATTTCAGCTTGTGCTACTTTTTTAACTGCTGCTCTTGCCATCTCACCATGCCCTGCAAGACCAATATCTTGCTTTTGTTTTTGGTCCAGGAGTATCGCAATTATGTCTAGATCTAAAATTGCTCCTGCGACCTTTTTGATTCTTCTTTATACGCATATTAGGATCACCAAAAGTAACGCGCTTAACCTTCTCACCATCTTTAACATAAACTACAGACTTCTTTTTGCCGTAACTTGTTTCGCCTTTTGATATGCGTCTGGGGTTGTTAAGTTTTACACTTCTACCTTTGTATGTAGCCATTATGCCCTAGCTTTTTTCTTAGCTGTGGCAGAGAGGTCTGTCATGTGAACCAGATATTTACTACCAGCAGTGTGATTTGCCCCAGACATAACTTTGCCTTTTGCATCTTTGTGGGTCGCGCCCTTATGCTCTTTACCAGTCTTAAAGTAATGCTTCAGACCTTTGCCCATTACGTTTTCCTTTTCTTAACTGTTTTGGCCGCAGCTTTAAATGCACCTTTGGTGGGTGCACCTGCGGAGCCAACTTTACGCATCTTTTCGCCAGAGCCAGCTTTTATTCTAGCTTTTTTGGCAGCTATGTTAGAATACAATCCTTGCTTTGCCATTTACTTCTTTGCTTCTTCTGAAAGAATTAAACCAAGAATAGCACAACCCAAGCCGACGAAAACTAATTCGCCTATTCCTATGATTGTTCCTACAGCAATTACGCCAACTCCAATAGCACCCCAAGATGATGGTTCAGACAGTCTATTTAAAATCCATTTCATTGTGTCTTCCTTCCTTTGTTAACTGGCATTATCCGCCAAGAATTTTGTTCATCATTCCATGAACATCTTCACCGCCAAGTTTCATTACTTTGACCTTGACTTCTTTTCCGTCGCTTCCTTCCATCATATCTTCTTCATCATATGATTCCCCAGTCATGCCGTATTCAGCTTGGTGACAAAGCAATAAGAAGTTTACAAGTTGATCGTCAGTCATTTCCACGCCTGCGGCACTATGAGAAAATCCCATTTTTTCTTCAAAGAGATTTGCATTCTCTTCCATGTTCTCTACATTTACTTCAGCCATTTTATTACCTTCCTGTCAGGTTTCTCATTAAAATTTCTTCTTGCTTTCTTAAGTCTGGTGGGTCGTATCTCATCATGTCATCTCGTTCCATATCCTGTAAAGATTTAACTCCACCAGTAAATATTCTTCCGCCATCTCTGCCTGCTACAACTCCTGTTGTACCTGAAGGCATCTCGCTTTCTCTAATAGCTGATAAAGCTCCAGACATTTCGCCTTCTCTGACTGCTGACCTTGCTGGCATTTCGCCTTCTCTGACTGCTGATCCATTTCCATAAAGCTCTGTAAACATTTCGTCGCCTGCATTAATGCCTTGGGAATCTATGCTTAAGAATATATCTGCCAGCTCGTCAATGCTCCAAGTATTAGGGAAATCATTCATAATCATATTCATCATTTCCATTTGCTGGGGGGAGAATCCTGATTGGTTGATAAATTCTTCAAGAGAAGGCCCAGTTCCTCCAGGAGGTGCTGAAAGTATTCGTTCTGCCATTGTATTTTTCCTTTTATGCTATTTGCCATGCTGGCGGTGTGTTTAATCCTGCAGGTGCCATAAAGTAAGTTTTGGTTGTTGGGTTAATATATCTGGCTTGAACTGAAGGGTTGTATCCTGTGCCGGTGGTAAAACCATACCTTGCCCAGAATGGTGAATTAGGAACTGATCCTGCGGCTGCTCCATAAGAGTATTTGCCTCCATAGCTGCTTTGACCAAGGCCTGTTATTGGGGCTGTGTCCGCTTCAGCGTAATCTGCGTATGGGTCTGTGTTTGTTGTGTTTTCAGTTGTTGTGTTGTCAACAGGAGGATCATCGTTAACATTAGAGCCAGAATCATCATAAGGGGTAAATCCTCTTGCGGATGCTAATTGGGTTATGCGAGGGATTGCACCTTGGGTTTCTGGGATAATAACCTCATCGCCTTCTGTGTAATTAGGAGAAGCCATTGCCACTCCCCTTTTTGTATTTGCAAGTTCTGATAGAGTAAGCATCCTTTCGTCTTGCCGTCTGACAGCCCTCCGATTATATGGAGCATTATCCCAGATCCCCTCGCCTGCCTTTATATATCCTGGTTCATAAAGGCTTCCTTTTGGGGCTACATAATCTTCACCGAATTGATCTGCTCTTCCTATGATGTCACCGGTTGATTTCATAGATGGGTATGCTGAATCTCCGAACATATCATATTGAGTGTCTCCCAAATATCGATCATAATAATCAGGCCTCAATCCCCCCATATTATCATAATCATCGACACTAGTCCTCGTTCCTCGTTTATTAGAAACCTCAGCAACTTCTTCTGATCTGCCTTTTTTAAATTTATCAATAAAGCTGAGTGCAGTGCCAACGAATGGGAGCAATCTAAGAGGGTTGTCTTGTATGCCTTGGGTAAAACCGGTTAGAGCTTTGCCAGCTAAACTTTCTCTAGTTTTGTCGTATTTTGGATCTAAATCACCTTTATCTGTAAGTGCTGGTTGGCCGTATATAGCAGCTCCAGGATCAAAAACTAATTGGCCTCTGCCTCTTTCATCCATATATTTATTTGAACCTAATCCTTGAACAGTTCCAAATTTATCATAATCTACCATGTCAAAAGGAGTTGTTTTTATATCTCCTGCGATAGCAGCTTTAGAGTCTGGACCATATTTATTAAATCTAGACCGCGCCTGTAACATATCCATCTTGCTGTATTTATTGTAACCGGCTTCTTCCCTTTCCCCAAAAGTAATAGTCGTATCAACTTTAGTAGCATCATACATATCAGGATCTAAAACATCAGCTATTGTTTGGTCTTTAAAATATTTAGGAGTTGTGTCTATTTTAACATTACCCAGTTCATCTTGCCTGTAATTTGTTGAATTAAGGAACTTGCCTGCATCTCTATCTCTGAAATAAGTTCTAGCTTCTCTGGCTGTTTTGCCTTCTTTAGTAAATTGCTTTCTTATTTCCCCATCTTCTTTATTAGCATTACCACCTTGATTCCCACCAGTACCTTTACTGCCACCAAAACACATATTTAAGCTCCTTTGCCTTTGGCCATTGAAGCGATAACTCCGCTTAATGCACCGCCACGTTGACTTTCTCCGCCTCTAATTTCTTTTATTTTGTCTAATACATATTGAATCATCATATCATCTTGACCTTCTACGCCTTGTGGGGGCATTCCTCCCTGTTGGGGTTGGCCTTGTTGCATAATAGGCCCAAATGCTTGAGGATTAATCGGTGCTATGGAGGCTAACATATCATATGCCATCGTTCTTCATTGCCTCCATCTGTAGCTCTGCCGCATTCTTTTCTCTTTCTAATTGTATGTCTGCTGCATTTTTCTCGCGCTCTAATTGAAGTTCAGCTTCTAATGTTTTTATTTTAGCTTGTAAATCTGATTGGGCTTTCATCTCATTTATTTGCATATCTTGTTGGGCTTGAGCTTGTTTAATTTGAATTGAGGCCTGTGCTTTAGCTTGGTCTGCAGCGATTTGGGCTTGCGTCCTAGCTTGGAGTGCTTGTGTTTCAAGCTCGGCAAGTTGTTGCGCATATTGTAATGGGTTTCCTTGTTGGCCTTGCTGCATGGCTTGCTGTAATGCTGGTATTGGTTGCATCTGAGGCGATGCCTGTACAACTTGAGCTGCCCTCTGGCTAATTAACCGGTCTAATTCTGGGTTTACATCTTCAAATTTAAATTCTGGGTCTTTAAAGTCTGGTAATGGAGGCATCTCCATTCCTATGCCGGCTTCCATGCGAACTCTGTAAAGCAATGCGATGTGTTCTGCTAGGTGAGCGATAAGTATAGGTTGCATTTGTGCAGCTCCAGGATTGCCACCTAATGATGGATCTTGTAAGAACTGCATGTGAACTGCTATGTGCGAGTTGTGATCTTGCTCAGGGAATGCTCGGATAGGTTTGCCGTACATAACTGACATATTCTCGTCAATCGGGTCCATCTGGACAGCTTCATCTGGCTTTTTAAGTATCTCGTCAATATTTGGTATGCGGATCGCTTCATACATACGTTTGTATGCTTGGTACATATCGTGAAATTGAGGTGCTGATTGCGCGAGCTGTAAGATTGCTTGTGCTTGTGCTATCCTTTGGGTGCTTGAGAAAATGTTGGGGTCACTGACAGGGAGGATGTCAATGCGATCATTAAAGTCAGCCGCGAAAATCTTTTCACTTCTGCCAGATAACGAAAATGTAAACGACTCAGGCAAGTTTTCTGCATTCAGTTCAGCCAGTAGCTTGAACTCTTGACCTTGAGCGTAATGCAACCTCTTGTGAATGGCCGAGAACGCTTTACTGCCCTGCTCTATCAAAGCCACAGTGGAACCAACAGGTGCATTCGGGTTTACATCCCCAACATTTAAATCAGCTGTACTTGCAAATCGCTGTCCAGCTTGAACAATAAATCCTAAAAGATTGAAAAGAGACTGACTTGGCTCTTTAAATGGCAGTGGCATAATTGCCTTATTAACATCGTCAACTGTTGCGTCTAAGTCTACAAACTCTCCAGGATTTACCTGAACTTCTCCGCCTGAAACTCTTCCTCTTAACTTAAAGCCACCTTGCATATTGGCGAATGCCGCTGAATCTAACAAAGCTCTTAATGAACCGGTTGCAGCTTTACCAAGACCGCCAATAAGATGATACAAACCAAAGCCATAAAATCCTAATCCAGGAAGGAACTTATAACTGACGAACCAGTTTCTTCTTTCCATTCTTTCGTCATCTTCGTCCCAGTTCCTGCGGATGCTGACTATGTTATCATTATTGTAATCAATTGTAACAACGTATGGTATGGCGACTTTTACTTCGTCCTCTTCATATTCAACATCGTCAATGCCTTCAAAAATCTCGTAAACGTGCATCTCTAAAAGTGTTACAGTGTCGTCTTCAGAATCATCATTCTCATTAACACCTTCAATCTGGCCAATGGTATCGCCTGATGGGTCTATTACTGAGGATGCATATTCAGTTGGCATGTAAAAGCCTGACTGAACATATTTGTTATAATCGTTCCTTGGCATTTGTATTACATGCGTGTATCTGGGGGAGGTCTGTAAATCTTTACTTTCAGGAGCCACAACAAAGTCTTCAGCCTTTACGAACTGGGAGCATTGCCTGTCCATATTCGCATCCCACCAAACCTTCTTAAAAGTCTGACCGACTAAAGGTAAGTGAAATAGCATTTGATCTAAGTCTGGGAAATACTCAGGCATCTCTTGAGTAATCTGGTAATTCATAAATTCACGAACACGTCTGGCTTGATCTTCTAGCTCTGAATCTGTGTCGCCGACGATGACAGTTTTAACTGGGCCACCTGATGGGTATAGCTCTGCGATTGCTCTTGCATTAAATTGCGATGCTGCTTCTGCTATCATTGGATGAACAACTGTTGATAAACCGCGTGTTGCACGTTCATCTTCAGATTCATCCATGCCACCGTCAGGGTCTAATGTTTTTAGCCCGTCTTTATATCTGTTTTCCCATTCAGAGCGAGCATCTCTATCCCTATCATAATAAGAAATAAGAGTCTGACCTTTGCGTCTAAGTTCTACTGGGTCTAATGTTTCAGCTAAGTTTTCGTCAAACTGATTGTCTATCTGCTCAGGCTCGTCCTCTGGCTCTCCTATTAAAACATCGCCATTGGCCATATCTTCAATTTGTAAATCATCCGGAGGCGAGGCCTCAATAAATGGTATGTTGGTTCTATTCAGAGAGACAGGTTCTCTAGCCATACAGAGTCATCCTTCTTTTTTCCGGATATTCGTCTTCTTCATAATCGTTAGAATGAGTAACAAACCATCCTTTTCTAAGTCTTAACCATGCTTGCGTGCATGTATCTACGATGTCATCATTATCTCCAGCTGGGAATGCTGCACAGATGTCTATTAAATCTTTAGCCCATTTTTTATTAAAAGGAAAGTAAATTCTTCCGTCTTCTAGTAATGCAGAGCTTGCATGTGCTCTAGCTTGCTTATCTCTGTCTGGGGAATACTCTAATACAGGAATGCCGGCCATACGTAAGTCTTGCAATAGAGATTGGCCTGATGCTTTCTTCTCTATTAAAACTGCGTCAGGTTCCCACTCTTCGTAAGATTCTTGAGCTATTTTTCTTAATTCAGGATAGCTGACTCTATCATACCACATATCAATTACAATTACATTTACTTGGCCATTGTTCCGGAACACACCCCAAGTTGTCCTAGCGGAGTAAGATGAATTCTCTTTTGTACTAAATGCAGTATCCCAAGACTGTAAAACATATTCAATGTTACTTGGTAGCTCTTCTTTTTCCCATGGCACCCACCACTCTGCTTTAAGTATCCCACCACCTTTGGGCATTGGTCTTTGTTGTAGTTGGCCTGCAGCTGCATAACTCCCTAAACTTCTTTCAAGGTTTGCTAATGTTTTATCGTCTATCCTATCTGGCCACAGAAGCTCTCCCTCTTCAGTTCTTGGGTCAAAGAAATTAAGTGTAGATCTTGTTATTGTCGGGTGGCCGATTTCATACCGAGCAGGCAAGCATAAGTGATCCCATTCATCTCCTAACTCATTAGATAATATATGGCCAGTTAAATCGTTCTCATGAACTCTTTGCATAATAATTATGAAAGCACCAGTCTTTGGGTCATTGAGTCGGGTTTGCATGGCTTGGTCCCACCACTCTAAAACTCCTTCTCTAACTGTTGAAGATTCAGACTCCCTGACATTATGCGGGTCATCAATAACAATTATGTCACCACCCTCACCAGTCAAAGCACCATCAACCGAGGTGGCAATCCTCGCGCCAGTTTTATTATTCTCAAAGCGTTGTTTCTGGTTCTGATCAGAAGTCAGCTTAAAAGTTTCTCCAAAGTGCTCTTTATACCACCGGCTGTCGAGCAATCTCCTGCACTTAACGCTATCCCTGATGGAAAGAGAGCCGGCATATGAAGCGTAAAGAAATTTCTTTTCTGGCTGAATGGTCCAAGCCCACGCAGGTAAAGCAACTGCAACTGAGATAGACTTCATGTGGCGAGGAGGTATGTTGATGATCAACCTTTTAATATCACCTTCAACAACTGCCTGTAAATGATCGCTTACTGCATCAATGTGCCAGTTATCATAGAAGTCTCGTCCTGGCTCAATCGCCTGCCAACTGCTCTTGGTAAACTCCTTCAAGGATCTCCGCATCTTCTCCGCTCTGATCTCCTTCAATGATAGCGTGCTCAAGAACTCGTTCAATTGCATTTAAATCGTCTCCTGTTAATTTGCTTATGTCAAGAATTTTCTTCTCTTCAATCTGAGCTGTAACTTCAACTGCCTTTAAATCAGGCATGCATTTTGACAACAAAGTTTTTGCAGCCATTATCCTCAACTCAGGATCCGCACCAACCTTACCAATGTCTTGAACATTACCTTGTTCGTCCTGCGTATAAACACTGAACATCTCTCTGCCTTGCATAACTCCGGAAAGAAATCCAACCGGATCTGCTTGCCCCATTATCCAATTGATAGTAGCAGGATGATTCCACTTATATCTGTTCTTTCTTTCACGTGAAGGCTTCTGATTCTTCAAGGGTTCAACTGATTTAAACTTACCATCCCATTTATCTGGTTGAACTGGGGCACTTTTATTAACCGGTCTTTTGACTTGTACTTTCTTTTGCTTTTCTGTAGCCATATCTTTTTATCTCCCAACCTTACTTGCAGTGGTCAACTGACAATTAAGTGTAACTGAATAAAAGACAAAAAGAAAGTACTAAGTAACGAACACATTCTCTGGTCAATTTAGCCAATCAGGCATTGCTCTATTTTTGTTCCATCTAGCAAAGCCCATCTTATCTTTCTTATAAAATTTACGATACGCCTCTAAAGGATAACTCTCAGCCGTTTTAAGATCATCATGCCCACTAAAGCACTGCGGCATAACCGTAAGCATCTTCATATTACCTTTAGGAATAAGACCAATGCCAACTGCAATAGATTGCCTGTGTTTTCCTGCACCGTGATATTTACCATAACGATAAGTATATTCCCTTAACATAGCACAATACAAATTATAAGCAAACCGGAAGTTATATCGCGTCTTCATAGCCCAAAGAGTGCAGGGATGTTTCTGGTGAACCGGCCGATATAAGCCTTCTTTTTCTGCATATTCTGGGGCGTGGTGCCATAAGCCAGTACATAACATCTGAGCCTCTTCTAAGGGCATTTTTACAACGTGTTGATCGCATAACGCCCTAGCAATAGAATCAGGATCTTCATCAATTATAAATCTATTCATGTTTGCCACCCCATAACTGGAGAGTAACTTCCGTAAACAGTAGCACCCCCACCAGTATTTAAAAAACCTTCAACAGCAGTCTCAAAGCCAGTCTTCTCTGCTGCAACAATAGCATCCATAATCTCTCCAAAAACTTTATCTTCAGCCGAGGAGTGAGGGATATTAACTAGACGTATTTTATAAAACATATTATTTCCTTTCTCAATATGTTGGGGAGCCGAAGCTCCCCTGATTAATTAAAAGTTGTTGTCGTAAAATTTATGCGGTGCAGTATCTAAACTATATCTCGAACCATTACGATCAACCCAACCACGATTTTTAGAAAGTCTAACTCTAAACACAC